CTTACATCGCACAGTCGTACGATGGCATGGACCAGACTGGCAACTTTGGCGCATACACCCAGCTTTCAGTTCCAGCGACACTCGGCTTTCAAAAGTCTGTGCCGTTCATTCTGGACGCATTGGAATTGCGTGATGCACTGCAAGAGGGTCGCTTGGGCGAAGCCGCAAAACAGAAACTGGCATCCGACATTAACATCGCCATCATGAACACTGCCGCAAACCTTGGTTCGTTGGTGGTCACTGTCAGCACAGCCGCTGGTGACTATGACGATATCGCTTTGTGCGACAGCATCATGAACGAGCAGGGCGTACAAGCCTTTGACCGTTACATGGCTTTGTCTAGCCGTGACTACAACGGCATCGCTGGCAACATTGCTGGTGGAGCTGGTGGCGCATCCGTGTCCCGTAGTTTCGCTGGTAACAAGTCAAACAATGCGTTTGAGCGTTCTTATGTTGGTATGGTCGCAGGCTTTGAGACCTACAAACTGGACTACGCAAACCGTATTGCAGCGGCAACTGGTTCTGACCCAACGATGAGCACTTTGGCTGCGGCAAATAACTACTATGTGCCTGTTGCCACCTCAACTGCGGTCACTGGTGAAACTGCCAACGTGGACAATCGTTTCCAAACGATTACCGTGTCCAGCACCACTGACTTGCCAGCAGGTACTGCTATCGAGATCGAGGGTGTTGAGGCTGTCCATCACATCACCAAACAAGGTACTGGATTCTCCAAGACCTTCCGTGTTGTGAGCGTGACCAATGCAACCACTTGCGTTATCACACCTCCAATCATTTCTGCCCAAGGTGGAACTGATGCCGAGTTGCAGTATCAAAACTGTATCGTGACTGCCGCCTCTGGTCGCACCATCAACCGCTTGAATGTCGATGCCGCACCTATCAACTGCTTCTGGCAAAAAGATGCGCTGGAGATTCTGCCTGGTCGTTACGCTGTCCCGTCTGATGCTGGTGTCGCAGTGATGCGTGCCTCCACCGATCAGGGTATCGAACTGGTCATGCAGAAGCAATACGATGTGAACACCATGAAAACCAAGTATCGTTTGGATACCTTGTTTGGCGTGGTCAACAAACAGCCAGAGATGTCCGGCATCCTGTTGTTCAACCAAACACCTTAAGGAAAAATCATGAGTTACAACGTAATCTTTGCACAAGGCACGGCTACCGTTACTGTGCCAGCAGGCGAGAAAATCGCCGTTCAAGCCTACTCGCCAGCAAGTGTGTTTCAAGAAGTTGGTTACCCCAATTTCCCTGAATCACAGGACTTGTTGACCACGGTTGACAACACCACCTATGTATCAGGCGCATTCACCAATGCCACCAGCGTGACTATTCAAGCTGGTGCATCGGGTGCGTACTACTCGATTGGTGTAGCACCTGACATCAGCAACAATGGCAACTGGCAACCTCAGGGTGCGCCAGCCAACATTGCAGATGGCGGTTCAATGATTGCCACAGCAGCCAATGTGCTGACTGGCATCATTACGGCAACCCCAACCGCATCACGCGATATTCAACTGCCAACAGGTGCAAACCTTGACTTGGCAACTGAGTGGGCGATTGGTGATTCGTTTGACTTCAGTGTTATCACTTTGGCCGCATATGCTTTGACCATCACGGTCAACACAGGCATTACAACCATCGTGGGTTCTGCTGCAACTGGCGCTACCACAGGCTCTGTTGCTCGGTTCCGTCTGCGTAAGACTGCCGCTGATACATTCACTGCGTATCGCATCGGTTGATAAACCCTGACAGGCCAGCAGAGATGTTGGCCTGTTTTACATGGAGATCGAAATGCCAATGAAACAAGGTTATTCCAAAAAGACCATCGGCAAGAATATTGCGATGGAAATGAAATCAGGCAAGCCTCAAAAGCAAGCCGTTGCAATGGCACTTGGCATGGCAAGCAAGTCGGCAAAAGCCGCTGGCAAGCCTAGCAAAGCACCAATGAAAAAGAAATGATCAAGTCAGCCGCAATCGTCAAGACCAAGACTCTTTCCCCGTGGAAGGAGTTGCGGTTGCAAAAGCGCAAGCTGAAAAAGTCTCAGGCCGCAGAGCGCAAAGCAACAAAACAGGTTTGCCCATCGCCCATTGGCAAGCGGATGCCTGAAGTTATTGAAGCGCCTGAAATTGTTGAAACCTCTATTGAGGAAACTTCTGTTGAGGACACCGCACCGACCCGTGAGGAAATGTTGCAACAGGCAGAGTTGATGGGCTTGAAGGTTGACAAACGCTGGTCAGATGCGACACTTCTGAAACACATTGAGGAATCAGCATGGGCTACACAAAACGACAGTTTGTAAGTGCCGCCTTTGAGGAAATCGGGCTTGCGTCTTACGTCTTTGACTTGCAACCAGAGCAGTTGCAATCTGCCCTGCGCCGCCTTGATGCAATGATGGCAGACTGGAACGCCAAGGGCATCCGCTTAGGTTACCCTTTGCCATCCAGCCCACAGGACAGTGACTTGGACGAGGAAACCCTTGTGCCTGACTCGGCTTATGAAGCGATTATTTGCAGTCTTGGCATTAGACTTGCGCCAAGTTATGGCAAGACCGTAATGATTGAGACCAAGACAACGGCAAAGCAGGGTTACGACATCCTGTTGCAAAGAGCCACATTCCCGCTTGAACAGCAACTGCCTGCAACGATGCCTGCTGGCGCTGGTAACAAGCCTTGGCGTGTCTATGATGACCCGTTTATCAGACCACCAGCCAACCCAGTCACTGCTGGCCCTGATGGGCCTCTCGAATACTATTAAGGACAGTCATGCCACAAATCAATCAGTTACCCGTACTCAGCACTGTTTCAAGCGGAGACCAGTTACCCGTTTATTCGCCCAACAATGGGGATGCAAGACGTTTGTCCATTGGCAATCTGTTGACGTTCTTTCAGCAGAGTTTTGCATCGCCCACGCTGTCGGTGAATCTGTATGTGCCTGGCTCGGGTTTCAACATCACCGTACCAACCCCAGTTAGCCAAGACCAATGGATGCTGTTGCAACCCGCTGGCACGCTGGCAACTGGCACGATTACCCTGCCGCTGAACACTGGTGTGCCTGATGGCACTACGGTGCTGATTACCACTACGCAAGAGATTACGTCGTTGACCATTGCGCTGAATGGTGCGACTGCACTTTATGGTGGCGTAACCTCCTTGCCTGCTGGTACAGCAACAGCCATTCGGTTCTATCAGCCCACAAACTCTTGGTATCAAATCAACGCTGATGCGGTTTATGGCTCCAATGTGCAGGCATTTTTGGCTGTGCCATCGAGTGCTAATCTGCGGGCGGCAATGACCGACGAGACTGGCACTGGTCTGTTGGTATTTAACACCAGCCCAACTTTCGTAACCCCGATTCTTGGCACAGTTACAAGTGGCAATATTTCTGCCTGCACCAGTACCAGTATGGTCATGGTAAGTCCGATTCTTGGCACGCCAACATCTGGAACATTAACCAACTGCACTGGATTGCCGCTAACAACTGGCGTGACTGGTGCTTTACCAGTTGCAAATGGTGGTACTGGTGCATCAGGGGCAGTTCAGTCATTGAGTGGCCCAGGCGCGGTGAACACCACAAGCCTTGCCACTGCGTTTACTTCGACTGCTGCGGGTAATGCGCTGACACTTGCAGATGGCGCACAAGGCCAGCTTAAAACAGTTATTTATGTTGCAGAAGCCGCTGGTGGTGATACGGGTGTTTTGACACCCACGAATCTTGGCAGCGCAACCACAATCACATTTAATGCTATTGGTGATTCGGTGACTCTCCAGTTTGCTGGTACGGACTGGTGGGTCGTTGGATTGCGTGGCGCGTCAGTCGCATAATGGCAAGCAAGCCCAAGTCCTCTGTCAATGCGGCTGGCAACTATACGAAGCCAACCATGCGCAAAGCCTTGTTTGAGAAAATCAAAGGTTCTGCTGTGCAAGGGACTGCGGCTGGTGAATGGTCAGCTCGCAAAGCGCAACTGCTGGCAAAGAAGTACAAAGAAAAAGGTGGCGGTTATAAATGAAAGCCACACAAAAAAGCCTCAAAGACTGGGGGGCGCAGAAATGGCGCACCAAGTCGGGAAAGCCATCGTCTGAGACTGGCGAAAGATACTTGCCTGAGAAGGCCATTAAAGCTTTGTCTGCGGCTGAATATGCGGCAACCACAAGGGCAAAGCGTGAGGCCACCAAGTCAGGCAAGCAATTTGCCAAGCAGCCTAAAAAGATTGCCGAAAAGATTAAGGGGTTCAGATGAAAACGCCAGCTTATGCACGCAAGGAAGGCCAGAACCCTAAAGGCGGCTTGAACGCTAAGGGTAGGGCTGCGGCAAAGGCTGAAGGCATGAACCTCAAGCCACCAGTCAAGTCAGGCGACAACCCCCGCAGAGCATCGTTCTTGGCTCGCATGGGTGGCAATCCTGGCCCTGAATATAAAGACGGTGAGCCTACCCGATTGCTGTTGAGTTTGAGGGCTTGGGGCGCATCATCAAAGGCAGATGCCAAAGCAAAGGCGAAGCGCATCTCTGAACGCAACAAGGCTAAGTGATGCAAATACCTATTTTGAACGGCATTTTTACTGATAGCACCCCTGAACTGCGTACAAGCTACCCAGTCAACCTTGTGCCTGTGCCAAAGCAATCTGGCATCAGCAATGGGTTTCTGAGGCCAGGCGATGGGATTGTGTCCAACGGTACAGGGCCAGGCATTGACCGAGGCGGCATCAACTGGCGCGATAGTTTGTATCGGGTGATGGGTACAAAGCTGGTAGAAATTAACAGCGCAGGTACAGTTACTGTGCTGGGTGATGTAGGTGGCCCAACCAATCAACTGGTGACCTTTGATTACAGTTTTGACAGGTTGGCGATTGCCTCAGGTGGGCGGTTGTATTACTGGAATGGCTCGACAGTGACCCAAGTGACTGACCCTGACTTGGGTCTGGTTCTGGATGTGGTGTGGGTGGATGGCTACTTCATGACCACGGATGGCGAGTTTTTAATCGTCACTGAGTTGTCAGACCCAACCCAAGTTAACCCATTGAAATACGGCAGTTCAGAAGTTGACCCAGACCCTGTGGTGGCTTTGCTCAAGCTGCGAAATGAAATCTATGCGTTGAACCGCAACACGATTGAGGTATTCGACAATGTGGGTGGGGAGTTATTTCCATTCGCACGAATCGATGGCGCACAGATACAAAAAGGCGTGATTGGCACTCAAGGGTGCTGTGTATTTATTGACCGCATTGCTTTTTTGGGCAGTGCAAGGAATGAAGCGCCAGGCATTTATGTAGGCGCAGCCGCCGTCACTGAGAAAATCAGCACACAGGAAATCGACAATCTCTTGTTGGAATACACCGAGGGACAATTGGCCTTGGTCAAGCTGGAAGCAAGGAACGACAAGAACCATGAGCATTTGTATGTCCACTTGCCTGACCGCACGATAGTCTTTGATGCATCGGCATCCAAAGCCTTAGAAACGGCGGTTTGGTTTACGCTGACAACGACTTTGATTGGATTTGAACAATACCGAGCCAGAAACATGGTTTGGGTTTATGACAAGTGGATGGTGGGTGACCCACAAAGCACCAGCATTGGTTACTTGGTTCAGGACACAGGCCACCACTGGGGGCAACAAGTGCGATGGGAATTCGGCACGTTGATTGTTTACAACGAAAGCAATGGGGCAATCTTTAACGAGATGGAACTGGTTAGCTTAACTGGAAGCGTTGAGTTGGGTAAGAATCCACAAATCAGCACAAGTTACTCGTTGGACGGGCAGACCTATTCGCAAGAAAAATTCATCGCTGTCGGCACGATTGGTGACCGAAAGAAACGTCTTGCATGGTTTCAGCAGGGTCATATGAGGAACTGGCGCATCCAGCGTTTCCGTGGAGACAGTGATGCCCATGTGTCTTATGTGCGTCTTGAGGCGCAAATTGAAGCATTGGCGTACTGATGGCAACCGCACCAATCTCACGCAAGCTGAACCTGACGCGAGACCAACTTGCTACATTCCTGACTGACCAGCAACAGATTAGGCAATTTGAGCTTTTATTTTCTACGGTCGACACATTACAGGTCATCACAGGAACTGACTTTGAGTTTCAAGCAGACAATGCGGCGGCTGGCGCAAATGAAGCATTAGCGCAGATCATTGCTTTAGCGCAAGAAACTGAAGTTAATGATGCTGCATTGGGCGCAAAGGCACAGGACGCACTGAACAGGATTGCATTGCTGGCGCAAGAAACTGCGGTTACTGTGGCATTGGCTGAAAACAAAGCAAATCAGGCTTTGGCATTGGTGGACAAGCTGAATAAAGCGGTTGAAGGTCTGCAAATGACCCCACCACCACGGGAGTTCAAACGAGCAAGATATGGGTCGTTTTACGACACCACCACACAGACAGCTACCACAATCAACACAGCCAAGGCCATTACGTTTAACAGCACTGACTTGAGTAATGGGGTATTTATTGGCAGTCCAACATCAAGAATCATTGTGGACAGCGAAGGCATTTACAACTTTGACACTTCGTTTCAGTTGGACAAGACCACGGGTGGCACGGACGAGTTCTACTTTTGGTTTAGGCTCAATGGCACAGACGTGCCAGACAGCGCAAGCCAGATAAGGATTCAAGGTAATGATGCTGAAATTTTTGCATCGCTAAATTATTTTTTTGACCTGAAGGCGGGTGACTATGTTGAGATGATGTTTTCAACCACCAGCTTGAGTGTTGAGTTGCTTTCCGTTGTAGCAACACCCCCAGTTCCAGCTATTCCGTCCATAATCCTGACAGTTTCAAATAATATCGGAGGTGTCCAATGACAGTTACAGTAAAAGTGCTAATCCCTGCAAAACAGGCAGAGAACAGCCAAACCACCCAATACACCGCAACAAATGTCAAGGCAATTATTGACAAGTTCACGGTGACCAACACCAGTGCCAACAATGTAACTTTCAGTTGCAACTTGGTCACTGTTTCTGGGTCAGCAGGGGCATCGAACCTGATTATTGACACACGCACCATCGTGCCTGATGAAACCTATACCTGCCCTGAGTTGGTGGGTCAGGCATTAGACGTTGGTGGTTTTATTTCCACAATCGCAGGGGCTGGAACATCCCTGACCATCCGAGCATCAGGCCGAGAAATCAGTTAAGGAGAACAGCATGAAAGAATTTATGGTTATCCCACGGGGCTTCAATGGCCTGCCGATGGATGAGGAGTTTTTGACCAATGCCCAAAACAAAAAGAACTATGCCGTTGCGGTAGCTGACTGGAACTATGGCCCTGAAATGCCCACCAATGAGGCTGGCGCAAACAAGGAGTTCTACGCAGGGCTGGCAGAAGCTATGCAGTGCGATGAAAAAGACGCACGGCGTAAGCATTGCTCAAACTGCGAGTATTACGACAACAGCTTTATGACCCAAGTACGGATTGAGCGCATTCCAATGGCAGCTTATGACAAGGGCGCAGGATTCAGGGGTCACTGCGAAAAGCTGGACTTTATCTGCAACGATATGCGAGTTTGTCAGGCTTGGGAAGACGAAGAATATGAGGATTGACCTTTTGTCAATTTGTGCGAAAATTCAGTCGCTGAGTTCTGGCATCCAGCGGCCTGCCCTGTATAGG